ATCTGTATCCCACCATATCCAATACCTGTCGGGATTATAATATCTGCCTTTTGTGTTTAAAATATCATAAAAGTAATAATTTCCGTTGACAGCGGTAGTTCCAGCACCTGAAACAACCATTGTGCCGCCACAATTTGCATCACCATTCAATCGATTTCTGATGAAGACGTATCCAAGCTCCGAGTGTGCAACTTTGGCAGCTTCCTGTAACGCCCTGGTGGTTGCTTTTGTTGTATCGAATACCGTTGCAAATATGTCCTGTCCTGTATAGAATTCTGTGTTCAACGGCTTGACAGGCATGTTTGCCAATATCAAAGGAATAATTTGGTCTATGCGCTTATTCTCTGCAAACGCCGGAAGATCCAGCTCATGCAGCGACATTTGCTCCATAAAATCCACAACGGTGACCATTGTAGCGCCAAACCAGGCTGCAGAATCCAGATCAATACCATCAGCAGGCACAATACCGAAAAATCGTGTGACAGTACGACTTTCATATTCCAAACGCAGGCGAAACCGCACCCCAGCCTCAAAACCGCTCGTGCAGTTAATATTGCCCGGCGTGTAGCGATTATTCAGGTTATTAAGCGAAAATGTAAATGATCCAGTTGACGCAACACGGTCCAGCGGACCGTTGCCTGCCATCCCAATCTTTCCGCTGTCAGAACCGATCACATGGGCAGAAACATCTGTCCAAACACCGCTGGAAAACTCAAACTCATATAAAATGTCATCATAATACATAAGTTCACCCGATCGCCATCAACACTGCATCCCGCAACATCCTGCCCATACTCTTTTCGTCAGGCAGCCTGTTCAATGCCGCGATCAATTCGGCAGTCATATTTCCTGCTTGTCCACCGCTCCCATTTTCTGCACTTCGCCTCAGCTCTGAATTGGCTATGATCGAGCCGGCATAATGTGGGATATACAGCTCTGGCCCTTGCTCTCCAACGACGTAAGGCATCCCACCATAAACAGGCCCCCCGCTTGCTTCTGGAGTAATTAATCCGCTTGCAACATCTACCCGCACTCCTTTCAATAAAGAAATCGCTGTCGTGTTGCCCGTTAATTCAGCCACCAGCGTTAACTTTGAAGTATAAAGATTGCCAGCATAGTTCTCTAATGCAGTCCTCAAATTATTCACATAGGTGGTTGCCGAGGTTGCGCCTGTAATCATCTCATCGAAGCCATCAGCAGCAGCAACACCAATTTCCCAAAAATCTTCTTCGATAAGCCCCAACTCTTTTCCTAAATCCAAATATCGTGCTATTTCTTCCTCAGTCCATCCATCAGCAGCTAAGGTCTCTCTCGCCATATCAAAAATCATCTGGTTTATGGTTTCCATATGAGCAAGACGTAAATTGTTCACCTCAGTAATCAGGTTATGATATTCCCCTCTTAATCCAGCAAGCTCTTCTTTTTGTGCATCGGTCTTATAAGTGATACCGGATAATTCTTTCATGCGATCGCTGTAATCTGAAATTTTAGTATTCAGTTCTTCATAATCACCAGCGAAATCTTCAACCATTCCTGATAATGTATCGTACCAGGATAGATTTCTTTCCATCTCCTCATTTACCACCGCCAAGTATTCTGCGTTTCCTTCGTAGGCAGGGTTTAGATAGTCCATTATGGTTTCAGCGTAGCTGTAAGTTCTATCTCTCGTCCATTGAACCCATCCCCCTGCTTTTTCAATCTCCCTACTATACCAAGCCGAAGTAGCCGCCGCCCTTTGTGCTGCCTTCTCATCTGCTTCGTGTGCCAATTTAATATTATAGATTTCTTTTGCTAAATCCTCTACCTCAATCTGACCCACATTTAGCTGATTATACCATTCAGCGTACTGGTCGTAGGTAATAAGATTGGCAGCACGCACCTCTTCTAAACCTTCTTTAACGCTTTGTAATGAAGCTTTATATTCCTTATACTTCTGATTTACTCTTTCTGTTTCTATTCCGGCATCGCGCAAACTCTGTTGATATTCCTCATAAGATTTTCCGCCTTCTATGGACGCCTTACTCAATTCATTCATCTCTCCAGATAGTTTCTTGACTTCTTTTGTAAAATGTACAATTACTGCAACACCAGCAATAACAGCGACTACCGCAGCCAACGGACCTAAAGCTGCCGTTGTCGCTGCACCAGCCCCATACATTGCAGTGCTCATTTTCGACAGAGCACCAATCATCTTCGGAATAATCTTTATGACGCCGCCTATTCCTGTCATCAAAGGCCCAGTTGCCGCAACAATACCTGCGAATATCAGGATAGCTTTCTGTCCTCCTGGGTCCAGATTATTAAAGCCGGTAACCAGTTCTGAAATTTTGGTGACAACATTCGTCACCGCCGGCAGCAGCATCGTTCCCAGTGTCGTTGCCGCATTGCCAAATTCTGCTTTTGCTACTTTCAGTTGTCCTGCCAAACCTTCAGCTTCATCAGCGAACGTCCCGCTGATCCGTTCGGTTTGATCCATCACCAGTGCCAGGGCAGCCTGTGCTTTTGCGTTATCGTCCAGCTCTGCTTTTGTGTCTGCCAAACCCATCGCAAGGGCTTTGTTCTCAATCGCTGCCGCGTTGATCTTCACGCCGAATTGCTCCAGTGGGTTAAATTCTCCTTTCAGCCCTGATTGGATAGCTTGCAGTGCCTGAGAGACATCGGTGTTAAAAACAGCCGCCATGTCAGCTGCTCGCTCAGTAAGGACAATAGTTTCATCAGCAGCTTCTTCTGCATCATACCCAAGGTTTTGTAAAAAGGATCCGGTTACAGTTGAGAGCTGCTTGAACTCCAATGCCGATAAGCCTACGGCTTGGGCTGAGTTATCTGCAAAATCTTCAATAATATCCGAGGCATCCCCAAATACGGTTTCAATCGCACTTGTCGCTTCCGTGAGTTCACCCGCGGCATCAACGGCTTTCTTCATGCCAATCATAATCGGAACAGTAAATGCTGCAGTCATCACAGTTCCGGCTTTAGTCAATGACGATCCGACCTTCCCTAACTTCTGACTGAAGGTAGACTCAACTTTTTTAATCTCACCGTCCAGGCTTTTAAAATCAATCGTGATTTTGACTTGTGCCTCTCCCAGCGATCCTAATGATGTTTCACCCACGATGTTCATCTCCTTTGTGAACCGAATTTCCCGAAGCGTAGCGAACGTCGGTAGCTAATAGATTAGCTTCTTCCATTTTTCAGCTCCTTTGGCAGTGCATTTTTCATCCGCTCAAACTCAAGCTGAGTGTCCTCAAGGCACATCAGCGAAGTGCAAAGGATCATGAGATCCTTGCCAAATCTTTTGGCAGTGCTTTTTTCATCCGCTCAAACTCTTCCTTTCTTAGCGCAGCTTCTTCCTTGCTCAATGTCTTCGCTTTAGGTGGTTCCACCAGCTGCTCAAACCGTGGTAGTCTTTCTTGACTCATCAGCGCGGCTGTATGCCACGCGATCCATGCCCGTCCACGTTGTTCCTGACGTTCTCTGAATTGATAGGCTTCAACTGCAGCATACACTTCATATGGCGTCATCTCCCAAAATTCAAGTGCGCCTATTCCGGCTTTTAATGCCTCCTTCAGGAAAGCATTCCAATCTGAGCCGACACGCGGTACCCTTGCGGGATCAGATGCCGGCTCTATCCGTTTTTTTCTTCTTCGTCCTCTTCACCTTCAGACGGCTCCGGATTGCCATAGCTGACCACGGCATTGATAGCCTTCCCGATCACGGCTGCCGCCGGCATGACGCCAACAGCGTCTAAAACATCGCAGGCATCATCAAAAGAAACAGCATTTCCAGAAGCTTTCACAGAACGCCGATAAGCATCCATTCCAGCCTGCAAAATGATCGCAATTTCTCGTATACCAGACCTGCCGCTTATAAACCCGTTTAACGCTCTTGTGATGCTGTTACCTAGCTTAACCTCAGCATCAGCCAGTGCTCGGTTCGTAAACAGTGCCCGGTATTCCTCTATCACATTCCCTTCAGCATCCTTTGCTTCAAGAACAGCTTCTTTACGAGCACCCAGAGTCGCCATTAGCTGCCTACCGTTGCCCACTCGCCGTCAAGCACCAGGCTGATGCTGATCGTGGATTCTCCCTGGTCAGGAGCACGTTTGCTCATCGATGTGATCAGCGCAGTCGCTGTTTCGATCGTCACATCATCCTCCTGGTTGGCAACCAGGATCAAATCGCCGTTCCGCATGGCTGTCTGAAGCGCCAGGTAGCCATCATCATCATCAATATACAATGCATCCAGTGAGATGCTGCCAGAATAGCGCCCAGCTAAAACACGTTTAGCGCGGCTTTCCTTTGATGAGACATCAATTTCAGCAGTAGCTTCATCAAATGTCACATCCCGTTGATACCCAACTGCCTCGTAACTCGGGACAGATGGGGTGCCGGTGTTTACCAGCAATACAATATTCGTTCCATTCTTTGGTGTTCCCATTTCTTAATCCTTTCAAATTTTGTCATTGCGAGGTACGAAGCAATCTTTCTTTCGTCCTCTACGATTCATCCGCCGTAATCACCACAGTAACAATTCGCCCGTATGCATCTTCCTCATCCGCGCTAATCGGTCCAAAACACAACGACCACAACCAGGCATGGTCATCAATTGTCAAACTAACACGATGCAGCAGAGCTCTCACACGCTCGCTGATCGCCTCAATGTCAACGGCGCTGCCTGTCGCTTCCGTGTAGCATCGAACGTCAACCCTCACAATTCTTCCCTGTGAAGTCTTTGTATCAAACGGCGCTTGATCAGTAATTGGGCTGATCACAATATAGGGTAAGTCCGCATCCCCTGGCGCCGGATCAACTGTAAATATCGCTGGCAAACTCTCATAAGTCGAAAGCAACGCCGTCAGCGTGCTATCCGCAACCAATTCATCATAAATCGCTTCTAAGAACATATGTTCCCTATCCAAACAATATCTCTAGTATATCCCTTGCGTTCTGGGTGACCGCAGGACGCAAAAACGGGTGAGCAGGGGCAGTAGATGACCCTGTCTCAATATAAAACCCGTGGTGACGCTGTCCGTCTTTGCCGATTTTCATCCCAACTGCAATTACTAAACCCTCACCCTTTTTATCAACCACATTCGTCAGGATCCACTTTGAAAGATAGCGCCGGTAATTCTTGTCTCTTGGCGTATCAGGCGTCCTGATCGCATCCAATCGCCGCCGCGCATCATCCTCGATGAACTTTCCCACCACAGGTGCATTACCCAGCAGTTTATTCATCACTGCCTGCTTCACCTTCTCAGGATTCCACTTCGTAAAAATCACATCTTGGCTCATCTTCTTATTGCTCGCCTTCTTGTTATTGCTCGCCTTCTTGTCATTGCTCGCCTTCTTGTCATTGCGAGGAACGAAGCAATCTCTTAGCTCGCTGCCAGTGATACTTCCACAAACGCAGCAGGTTTCAACACACCGAAGGCAGCACGTAGCTCACCTTCTTGTCATTGCTCACCTTCTTGTCATTGCTCACCTTCTTGTCATTGCGAGCTTGCGAAGCAATCTCTCCGTGTTTGCCCCTACACAGACACTTCACTCTGCACCTCCAAACAATCTATTTCATAATGATGCCCTGCCTCACTCGGCTCCCTGATCCCCAAAACTTCCACCACCAGGTCACCGCACGTCACACGGTCACCGCGTTCAATATCCTCATCCACAGCTGTATAAAATACATGCGAGATCTCTCGGCTCTCCTGGGCAGCAGCTGCCCGCTCAGTCGCACCAGCTGGTCTGATCCTGCCCTCAACCGTTCCCGCACTCGAATACCCGATCGTGAACCCGCCCATCCCATCGCTGGTTCTGGTTCGCCTTTCTATAGTGAACGTGTTATTGAACAGTGAAGTTATACTCATCTTTATATCCTGTCATTGCGAGCGAAGCGTGGCAATCTCATCATTCACAACCTCACGTATCGATATCTATTCAGGATATCCTCGAGGAGCACCAACAGGTGCGACGAAGCCCCCGAAGTGAGCGTAAGCGAACGGAGTGGGGTATCAAATCTTTTATAGTCTGACATATCGATACCTGTTCAAAATATCCTTCTCACTCAGTAGAAGAACCCTCGCCGCGCTCACGCCCATCACACCTTCACCAATACCGCCGCCTGCCTCTGATCCATAACTTACAGCGTAATCACCCAGGCTCAGGGAAGCAATCCCCATGATCCCTTCCTGGTCCTTCGATCGTAACCCTGCCTGGTACATTCTGGAGGCAGACCTGGCAGCCACATCTACAA